GTCCCCGCCGACAACCAGCACGTCTTCGTCGTTGACCGCGCCGCCAGCGCCGCTGATCACGCCAATCTTGATCCAGTTGGTGCCGGTCCCCAGCGAGAAGATCCAATCGCCAACCGCCAGGGCCTCTTCCGGCGCAGGCGTCACGCCCACACCCGGCTGCGTGACGATCAGATAGAGGCCGGCATTGATCTGGCTCGGGGTCGGTACCGGATTGCCCGCGACCACGCCGGCCAGGTTGCCGTAAGTGCTGATCGACTCGACAAGGTTGGTGGTGGCGTCATAGGTGCCGCCAAAGCGAGCGTTCTGCTCCACCGCTGTGCCGTAGCCCAGGTTCATCCAGTAGCCGTTCTCGACCGTGCCAGGGCCGTCAACGGTGCCGATCCAGATGTAGGCCGAACGGTCGATCGGGTTGACCCACCACTGCCCCGCAAACTCAGGCTTCGGTCGCTGCTGGTTGACCTGAGCAATGCCGTAGTCGGCCAGCTGGTAAGCCGTGATGCTGTTGTAGCCAATGCGCGACGTGTCGAACGTCCCGCTGGTGATCACGCTGGCATCAAGGAAGGGGATGTCAGTCGGTGCAAGGTCGCCGCCGGCAATCACATGCCCCGTCTCGTCTGTTGAGACCTTCGTGAAGGTGCCAATGCCGACAGGGCTTGAGACGTGGCTCAGCACGCCATTGACCACCTGAAGCGGCAGCGACGGCACTTGCACGCCGCCGATCGTGGTGTCCGTCGCGTTCGGCAGGTCGGTGCCCACCAACCGCGCCGATGCGACAACATGCCCGTGCTCGTCGTAGCTGATGCCACTGATCGTGGTAGCAGCGACCCGATTGCTATGGCCCAGGGCGCCGGTGGCACTCACCTCCAGGCCGCTGCCGGGTGGGATGAACACGCCGCCCAGGTCAACGTCAGTGGCTGGCGGCAGGTCGCTGCCGATCAGCGCCCGGTGGGCAATGATGTGGCCCTGATTGTCAAACGAGATCCCGCTGCGGCTGCTGGCGGCGATGGCGTTGGCATGACCGATGACGCCCGCCTGCCTGTTGAGCCCTCGACCAAGCGATCCAGGGTCGATCTTGTCGCTCGTCACCGTGTCGTTGATCAGCTTGGCGCCATCCACGCCAGGGGCGATCTTGCTGTCGGTGATCGCCAGATCCTGAACAGCTGCGGTGTCCACCGCACCATCAGCTAGCTCGCTGTCGGTGATGGCATCGGGAGCGATCTCCCTGGCTGTCACCGAATCCGGGACCAGCTTGACGCCTTGGATGGTGGCGTCGTCAATGAACTGCAGCCCGGCTTCCAGAAAGCTCTTGCTGTCCAGCTGCTTCGTTTCAGAAGCGGACAGATCGGCCAGTGCCAGAAGGTCAAGGCCCTGCAGGTCCGCCTTCTGGAGCGGCGGGAGTTCTGAATACCTGAGGTCCGCCACGATTCCCGACGCTGCTTTGTGCTAGGGGCAGTCTAGGTTCTGCGGCCGAGCCGCCTATTCATCCTGCTCTTCCTCCAGCGTGATAAAGCCGTCACCCTGTCTCTCTTCCAGCCGGAGGCGCGACACGCCATCCTGCTCCTGCACCAGATACGAAGTGACCATCCGGGTGCGGAGCCTGATCTGCCCGGTCGTCACGAAGTCGATCGTCGATCGCACCGGCTGCGTTGCCTCAAACGCAATCCCCACGTTCGTGACGATCGCCTCAAACTCAGTCCACACCTCATCGTCAAAGTCTTCCCTGTAGCCCATCGGCTTCTGGCCCCGGCCGGCCAGCGTGAGCTTGGCCCAGAACTCACTGCCCAGCTGCGTCCGCAGCAGCAGCTGGTGAAGGTAGACCGGCATTTCAATCACGTTGCTGGAGACGCCACTGGTCTCGTCGCACCGCCGACGCTCATAGTCGAAGAAGCAGTTGATCTGGCCCGAGCCGCTGATCAAGGCGCTGTACTGCTGCCGGAACTCGTCGCCCAGCTCGGTCACGTCCACCGCTTCGCGGCTGGTGTTCAGCGTGAAGCTGGTCACTTCACCCACGATCCGGTCAATGTTGTCCACCACCTGGACTGAAATGGGGATGTCCCGGCTGGGGAGCTGCAGGTCAACGCGGCCGGCTACCTCGCCACTCACTGCATCGTCGAACCGCTGGTAGAGGTTGATGCCACCGGCGCCATCGGCATGGATGAACCACTTGCCATCCGGGTAGCCGACAGGAGCTGGAACGTCCCTGACGCGATCCGGGTTTATGGCCACAGGAGGCACGAACCAGCCGCTGGGGGCGATGAAGTCGAGCGGGCCGCCATCGGTGGCCTTGATCTCCAGCAGGTCGCCGGTGAGCAGCATGTCGGCCGGGAAGTCAAACGAGAAGCGATTGCGCCTGACGTTCACGTCCGAGGCGTTGACGACGCTGGTGTAGACCCTTGAGCCCGATGTGCGGCGCAGCTCTACCTGCCCCAGCTCGCCCAGCAGAACGCTCAAAGCGCTACCCCCTGGAGGTCGCCGCAAACGCTGAAGCTCACCTGCGCTTGCATCACCTCGCCCACCCGGCAGCCCAGCTCAGCAGAGGTCAGCAGCGCCTGAAACGTCACAGCGTTCTCTCCCCAGCCCAGCGTGATCGTCACCTTGTCAGCGTCAGTGGCTGCGCCCACCTTGACCACCTTGCTGATCACCGGCACCGGCGCATCGTCGTGGTAGAAGACGGCCATGTTGCCGCTGGCGCTCTTCAGGCCAGGGGTGAAGTCCCGAGCAACGTCGGCCAGGCTCGTGGTTTCCAGCGCTTCCACCTGAGCACTGAGCGACCACCCGCCGACCTTAGCTAGCTGCTGGCCGTCAACCAACACCCTGCCGTCTTTCCCCGAATAGAACTGCGCCATCAGCCGTAGTCTCCCTCATCAGTTGGGCATCGCTCTATTGGGGGCAACGTGGGCAGCGCCCCTTCCGCGTCAAGGTAGCCCTTCATCTTCACAGTGACGCTGGAGCGACCGGGCACAACGGAACGCACCTGCGGGGGCTCTGCGTAACGCCAGCGCAGGCCGCTGATGGTTTCCCCCAGGTAGGCAGCCAGCTCGCTACCGGCGCCCGCCAAGCCGTCAAGGGCAGTGAATGTCACCCAGTTGTCGCCGACGCTCTGCTGTTCGTAGTTGCCCAGGATCTCGGCCGTGCGTTGGTCGGTGATGTTGGCGAAGTCCAGGCTCAGATCCGACTCGCTGCGACGGTTGCCGTACTGCAGGATTGTGGTGACGCCATTCAGTGCCCGAAACTCGTTTTTCGGGTAGCTGCCGGGGCTGTAGCTGCGGCCAGTCGGCATGATGCCAGGGAAGGCGATTGCTGGCATCTAGGCGCCCTCTTCGACCCAGTGACTGTCATCCCAGCGTAGGACCGCCAGAGTTCCCTCATCCGTCAGCGGTTGGTAGCTGCCCGAGACGGTGACGAAGCCTTCCTCGCCCATGGCCAGCGTCTCGACCTTGTAGACCCGGTTGGCAGTGACAGTGTTCGCCAGGGTGAACACCGTGCCCCAGAACGCTGCGTCAGCCACCTCGCCGCCGGCCACTGTGATCGCCGCAGCCTTCACCCCCTCGGTGCCAGGCACCCAGTAGATGATCTGGTGAACACCGTCTTCCAGAGGCTCAGCGGCGTTCACCTTGCCATCAGTGCCGATGCTGCCATTGCTGAACCGGCTGGTGTGCGTCACCTCCGAGACGAAGCGGAAGTAGGCGCCAGGCTCCAGGCCCATGGCCGCTTGCGGCGTCGTCTCAAAGCTCAGGCCGTGCGTCACCTTCTGCCGCAGCTTCAGCGCAACGCGCAGGAACGTGCGGGCCTGCTCGGCCGTGGTGCAGAACAGGCTGAGGTCGAAGTCTTCCTCCGGGTCACGATCGCTGCCGCCCTGAGCGTCGCTCAGTCGAATCGAGAGGGCCCGGTTGCGGGAGAAGCCGTTGTCCGTCTCCTGTCGCCACTTGGCCACCCCCTTGAACAGCTGGCGTTCCTCGGGACTGAGCCATGTGACCTTGAGGTTTCGGATGTTGCCATCGGTGAACAGGGCGCTGATGGCGGGCTTCGCCGCCCGGTCCATGCGGAAGGCGCTGTCGTAGGGGAAGCTCGGCACCAGGCTGAACTGCCCGCCAAGGATGGTGAAATCCAGCAGGCAGTAGCTGGCCTGTTCGTAGATCCACTGGCGCAGGTTGAGCGACTCGGAAATGACGCCATCCCAG